GGGGAAAATCTAATATTGGCATTTTTATTCCTTATTCAAAAATTGCAAAAGAGACACCGATTCCAGCAGAGCCATAATTCCTAAAAACAACTGTCCCAGGAGACCTTGATTCGACATGACTTGGTCGTGAATATGGGTCTCCAGGAGGATAATCTGTGCCTAAAGTTACAGCATATGATGCAGTTGCCATAGGTGTGGCAAAGTTTACAATTGTCTGACCACCGCTGTGAGATGCGCTGGCAACATTAGAGCCACTCATGACCCCACCGCTGCCATTGATATATCCCCAGGCTTTAATATCTGGACCAGCTGGACCAGCTGGACCTTGTATTCCTTGAGGACCAGTAGGACCCACCGCACCAGTAGGACCTTGAGCGCCTACTGGACCTTGAGGACCCACTGGACCCTGTGGTCCTTGAGGACCTGGCACACCAGTCAAACCAATTTGTCCCTCTGGACCTTGAGGACCATCTGGACCTCTAGGTCCCTCAATGCCATCTGTCCCAGGAATACTTGAGCTCATACTCTCAACCCAAATCTGTGAGCCATCTGGATTGATGTATTTAATATAAACATGACCAGAGTCTGATTCAAACCAGAATGACTTTTCATCTGAATCAATTGGAGGTAATTCCTCAATGAATGTTGCAGATTTGTTGGCTGGCTTTCCATTCACCAGGTCATATATACCAACTTCAATATCAACATTGCCATCAAATAGATAAACGATGGCTTTATCTGGATTGGCATCATTGAGCCACATAGTGCCTTTTTGAGCATATTCTGGTCGTGATGTGCCAACATGGAGAGATTCAAGAGCATCTCGCCAGGCATTCAGTTTATTACTGAGGTCGATGCCATTATCAACATAAGGGAAAATCTCAAAATCAAATTGGCTCATGATTGACCTTATTCGTAAACCACAAAAGAAAATCCAGCCGCTGTGTCTTGACCAATAAACACTTGAACATAATTTGTCGCTCTTGCATATACATGCCAAGGTCTTGAGAATTGGTCACTAGGCACATTCGAGCTCAATGTCACTGCATATGATGCAGTTGCCATGTAATTTGAAAAATAAACAGTTGTAGGATTACCACCACCAACACTTGAAATGTTATATCCACGCTGTAAAACACCATTGACAATGTATCCCCATGCTTTCACGCCAGCACCAGCTGGACCAGCTGGACCCTGTGGACCTTGTGGACCAGTAGCTCCTTGAGGACCCTGTGGTCCTTGAATACCTTGATTACCAGCTGGACCTTGAGGACCCACTGGACCTGTGATGCCAGCTGGACCTGTCTGACCAACTGGACCCTGTGGACCAATAGGACCTTGAGGACCAACTGCACCATCTGGACCTGGCGCTCCTGGGACACTAGAGCTGGAGCTTTCCACCCATAAATAAGTGTCATCTGGATTCTTATATTTGATATAAACACGACCAGAATCAGACTCGAACCAGAATGATTTTTCCTTTGCATCCGCTGGAGGAGATACTTCAACGAATGTCGCAGATGTATCAGCTGGCTGACCTGTCTCCAGGTTATAGATGCCCATCTCAATATCAACATTTCCATCAAACAAATAGACAATTGCCCTGGCTGGGTCAGTGTCATTCATCCACATGGTTCCCTTTTGCGCATAAGTTGGTCTGACTGTCCCAGTGTGCAAAGACTCCAAAGCATCTCGCCAATTATTTAGCTTATTACTAAGCTCAATACCATTGTCCACATAGGGCAATATCTCAAAATCAAATTGACTCATCTTGTCACTCCTTATCTAGGGATTGAGTCAGCCAGCTGACCATATCCACGCACCAACCAATCGAATTGCTTTTCAACTGGAGAGCCATTATTAAAAAATCTCACATCAAATCCATCCACACCCTTATTGCGAATCTCATAAGTATCACCCTCAATCACATCGGATGGAGTGATTTGGACAGACAAAACCTCCTGGAATGGTGGCTCATACAAAACCCTCATGCCAGCTGCTGGACAGACTAAATCATACTGGCTGGCTGTGCGAATATTAGCAGTGCCAATCGATTTAGCTTTTTTGATTGTGACACCAACATCGCCACGCCTAGAGATGACTGTCAATCTGAATTGGAAATATAAGCCAGTGTATTCACCAGAATATAATCTTCTCCAATCACCCATGTCCACTGAGCCAGCTGCCAAGCTGTCTGGCAATGCTGTCGCTAGGTTCGGCTCCCAGGTAGAAATAGGCACTCTTGCTGAGGCACTTCTTACCTCAAGATATACATCAAAATATTGCTCAATTGATTCCAGGCTGCCATTGGTGAAACCTTCGACTTCAACATGGCTGCTCAAAACAACTGGATAGATATTCGCGAAATCAATGTAATCATCAAAGTAATAAGTGCCAACACGCTCACCAGTGTTCGGAGTGATGGAGATTGGCATCTTCAACTCACCGCCATCAACAATCAAGCCGCCAGATTTTCTGCCAGTCCATGTCGCATCTTCAACCTCAATCACCTCAACCTCATTGTTGAGCAATTTAGTTGGTGTGATGACAGTGCCATATTCATCGGAGATGAGACCAGTTGTGTCCACAGCCTTGATGTAATAAGTGCCAAGTCTTGCTGGGACTGTCACGCTATTTGTAGGATATGAAATCTTGTCAGCCACAATGGTCGATTGATTGATGTCTTTGACATCGAAATTCGGACTATATCTGATAGTGTAATAATCAATGTCATTGCTGTCTGAATGTCTCCAGTCAAGATAGATGTGAGTGGATGAGCGAATATCCAAGTCGAATGTCTTTGGCTTGCTTGGCTTTACCTGGTCTCCCAATGGGGTGATAGTGACCTGGGAGCCATTGCTTGGCTGCAATCTTAAGCCGCCAGGAGATGCGCCAACCACAGCAAAAGTCATCTTCTTGCCAATGAAGTCACTTTTCTCGCCATTGTCTTTTCTGGCACTGACTTCTTTGTAAGCATAGAAATTGCGCTCAATGGTCTGACCAATCTCTCGCCATTTATTGTTTTGCCACTCATAAATCACATAATAATAAGGCTGTGCTCCAGCTGGCTTTGACCAGGAGAGACCGATTGAGATGTAATGATTGCGATTGATAACAGTGTCCACCTCATTCGCCTGGAGATTGACCACTGGTCCTGGTCGCACATTCTCAACCTGGGTGATGACTGGATTGTAATCAGGAATAGGGTCAGTCTCAGCAGAGTAAATCGCTGGAGAATATGGCATCAATTCAATGTCAGCAGTCAAGTCATATCCAGGGCTGATTGATTTGACCAGGCAGTCCATTGTGATTCTCTCCAGAGTGCCATAAGTAATCAGCATCCCTGGCTGAATGTTGCTCATATCGCCATCAACATTGACCTCAGAATCATTCAGAATGTTATTGACCAAAAGGTCCACTTGTCTCTCATTATCCACTCGGACTCTGATATAAAAGCCATTCTCCATGTTGGTGAATTGCTCATCAATGATGATTCGCTGACCATTGATTGACTTGATTCTTGCCCAGCCATTACCAATCTTTGGCACATCGTAAGCCAGGCGAACCAAATCGCCTCTAGTGGCAAGGATATTCTCAAGACCAACACTGATACTGAATGTCTCTTGTCTTAATCTGCCTTGAGCCAATGCTCTGCGACCTAAACGATAGGCATGGTGATAATTGGTGATTCCCACCAGGTTCATGGTTTCCAGAATAGTTGCATTCGCATCTGAATATCCATCGTCATAAACCACGATTTCTCTTTGCTGCCAGTTTTGATTTGGGTCCACAAACTGAACTCTCAAACCATGAGGCTGGATGTGATATGCCCTGGATGACTTGAATCCATTGCTATTCCTTGGCGTAAACATCTGGACTGGATATGGCTTAATTCTGTCAATGGAGATTGAATACTTGCCAGAGCGCAGTGATGGAGTTGCATCGCCAGTGGCTGAAATCATCTTCAGCACTTGGTGAGCTGTATAAGTCCCAGAGATAACCATATCGCATTGAGCTTTTGGCTTACCAACTGCATTGGCAGCAGAGGCATCACACCACTGAGCCCACTCTGCGAATGCTGCAATGTCAATCCTAGAATCTGGAGCAGCTCTCCTGGCAGCAGTGCCACGCAATACATCCAAATATATCCAGGCTGGATTGCGAGTCTCTTGCTCAACAAAGGCAACACCATTCCACACTGGCAGCACTGAAGTTGCCACAGCTGTGAAATTATTGATGACTCCATTGAGCTGGTCAGTTGCCAATAAGCGCATCTCCACGATGGTATGTGGGACCTCTGGAGCGATTGGGGATTTGTTTTTGCTTGAGCGCAATGAAGTCAAATAGACATCATCTGAAATATAACGACTGTCTGAGTCAGTTGTGGCTCTGCCTGTGCGCAATTCATATTGACCAGGAGCTGGGAATTTCAATAGCACTGAGACAGTGAATCCCTTTTGTGTTTTGTTGCTCACTCGAATCTTTGCCACGCTGGTGGAGATATTGGAGCGATAGTAGTCTTGGCGGCTTACATTGGTCTGGTAATAGCCATCATAATCAACATATGAGCTGTCAGTGGTCACAGTGATATAGGTATCAGCTGGGATAGTATTCCAATCAGGCAGAGATGAATAATTGGTATATCTTGGACTGTCAGCATAAGTAGCGCCAATCATCTCCCATTTATAGTCCACATTAGTTGGTCGAATAATCGTGCCACCACCAGCAACTGTGCTCTGTAAATCAGTGAAATTCAACCAGGTCGAGCTGCCAGCTGCTCTGTATTGCAAAGACAAATCCACAGTCCTGGAATAAAGGTCTCCATTCTGGGCATTAACTTCAACCAATCCCTGAGGGAATCCAAAGTCAATCACTGCCTCATCTGAATCAATCTGAGTTGTGACTGTCCTAAATGTTGATGCTGTAATCTTTTGAGAGTAGCTATCTTGCCAGACATCTCGATTGTATAAATCTAATTTGTCCCCAGCCTTAAATGATGGATGGACCTTATATTGGATATTGGCATAAGTGTTGATGTCATTCTCGCCAATCTGCAAGTCAGTCAGATTCAATGGACCATATCCAAAGTCAAAAAGGAGATGCAGATATTGCTGGTCTCCAAGGGATTCGACAAAGGGCTGGGCTGCATAAGGAGGAGCCATCTTGACTCGACCATAAACTCTAGGGACTGATTGATACTGGAGGAGCTTATTGGTTTCTGTATTCCAGCCAAAAGTCTGACCCTCTGACTCACGATTTCCCAGCTGTGGCTGGTCTGCAACTGGAGGAGGGAAAATGGCATTCATCGCCAGTGTGGCAGCCATAGTCACTGCCGCTGCGGTTAAGGCTGAGGCAACTGTGAAGGCTGTCGAGCCAGCAGTGAAACCCATCGCAGTCGCACCCAATGGACCCAAATAGGTCGCAGCCACCACAGTGATGGCAATAATGGCAATCTGCTTCAATGTGTCCACAGCGCCACCCTGAGGGATGACCATGATGGTTATTGGAGCGCCTTGCTTAAGTCTTACTCTTGACCAGGATTCCTTTGGCACTAAAGCATCGCCAACTCTGACCTCTAAATAATTGATGAGCCAGGCATTATTGACACACGCTGCCCTGGTAATCTCCTCAACTGTCGCACCTTCATGATACTGAATGACCTGATAATCGCCACCCAATGAGTTGAATGGATTGTCCTTAAATACTGCGTAGCCTAAAAAATCCGATGATGCGCTTTGACCAACTGTGTGAGTCAATCCTTTGGATTGCTGAGTCATGTCCCTGGTGGGAATGCAAGAAAGTTGATTCATCAATGAATATTCCTAAGTGACAAGCATAAGCGCCAATTCTGAAAAGAATTATATCTCCAAAAGTAGGCTCAGAGATAGGCTCAAATAGGCTTTTTTGTGATTCAATCACGACATCGTGATATCTGTATTCGGATGGGTCCAGGTATAAATCACTGAAATCTGGTATCACTCGACCCAATACCTCTTTGCTAAACAACTCAACCAGACCAACGCAATCAGCGCCAGCAAAACTTTTGCCCTTATGCTCATATGGAATCCCAATGAACTTATCAATCATTGAAATAATCCAGCAAAGTTGCTCGGTAAATAGCGCTCTTTGGGGAATATCGTATTCAAAAGGTCATCAATATTGGCTGTCAGCTTAAGATTCTGGGCATCATATTCAATCCCAGAGACCCTCATATCAGCAATGGACTGCTCAATATAATCTGGAGTTGATGCCAGGATGAGCTCCAGGGTGACAGACATAGGTGAGACCAGGCTGCGCAACTCATCAATCAGCTCCAGGCTGGCATTTTCGCAGCTGATTTCAACTGTCGGCAATGAATCACCATCATCCACTGGCAGCGCCAGGCTGAAAGGAAATGCCATGTAAACATTCCCCCTGGATGTGATGTCCTCCAGGTTATTCACCAAACGGATAGGCTCGGCAAAGGTCTCATGATTAAAGGTCAGCAGCATGAGAAAAACCTCAGCTGTATTCTCAGCCAGGGCAGCTTGAATCAGTTTTGTAGAGTAGCTCACAGCAATTGCTCCAATTGGCAGCTGATAGTCCAGGTCAAAGGTCCCACAGATGAGACAGTTGGAGCAGCCATGAATTTGAATGTCGCTGGGACATTGGTAATGGGCTTCTCCCAATCAAAAGGCAATGAGCCTTGAGCCAGGATGACATCATACCAATTGAAAAACTCCTCATATTGAGTCTTATCCACCCAGATAGTCATTGCTGCCTCAATCCTGGTCTTGGTGAACCTAGGGCGAGACATCGATGGACCAACTGCTGGATTTGAGCGAATAACCCCATCCATGACCTTCTCAGAATAATCAATATTCGGATGGTCCTGGAGAGATGTGAGCCATTGTGGATTTGCCATTATCTAGTCCCTTGTCTGCGCAGCCCATAAGTTGAGCCCATTGCTTTATCAAAATCACCACTGGCGATGCCAGATGCAACCGCCTTCTTAATCATAATGTCAATAATCTTGCCACCATTAGGGTCCTGGCGCTCTTGAGTGGTCACTGTGCCACCATTGGAGTTATAGATATTAACCTGGGTGGATGAGCCACCAGCTGCCACACCTAGCTTGCCATCCTTGCCACGCTTGAGTGGCATGATTGCTTCTGGACCAGCCTCACCCATCAAACCAGTCTGACCGCCAGACATTGGGAATAACATTGGAGATGAAACCACACCACCCTTGGCGAATGGAATCACATTGCCACCAGCAAAAGCATTGCCATTGGCATTGACAGACACTGGGACAGGTGGAGCAGTTGAGACAGTTGGCTTGACTGTAAAGCCAGCGCCAGCCATAGATGCTTTCAACGCATCAATCAAAGGCTGAACAATCATGACCTGGTAAGCCACTTTCGCCAGGCTTTCCACCATGTTATTCATGACCTCATTCATGCTGTCACCAGAGAATGCAATGTCAGTCATGGCATTAGAAATC